GAAGGTGTGTTATCCTGATAAGTCTTTTCATTTTGGAAAAATATCCCATCATTTCCAAGACGATTATTTAAAGAATTATTTAAAGATAATTGGAAGGGTGTTACAACATAATCACCAGATTCATCATACGTTCTTTGTGCAATATAATCCTTAAGAATTGAATAACTTGATTTTGTTTCAATCTTATTGATAGCACCATCTTTAAGTTTTAAAAGTTCTACAAAATCGGTGTCGTTTAAATCTGATAGAAGTTTTTTGGTTAAGATTAAAGAAATTTTAAATCTATCTGCACCAGGTGCTGCATAATTTGTAAATCCAGATGCATTATCATAAAGATTTGAATCATCCTTTGATGTGATTATCTGTTCTTCTATTCTTAAACCTACTCTATATGATGGAGTATTGGTGTAATAATCTAAAACTATGGTTTGTTTAGGAACTCTTACAAAAGTTCCTCTAATAAAATATACACCTTCTGCAATTGAAACTGCTGATCCTGTTGAAGTTGAATTTGAATCTATTGTTGTTGCGAATGGAGTTCCGGATGTTATAGTACTACTATTATAAGATACATCTTGTAGAGTATAAAGTTCTTCATTATTTTGGAAAGGATTAATTTCAAAATTAGAATCAGAATCAATGTATTTTACATAAATCGTTGGATACTTAATTTCGGACCCAGTAACTTCAACATGTTGGACAATTGCTGTAACACCAGAAACTTGTCCAATAATTTTTTTTCCAATAAATTCTTGCAAATAAGAACTTATATAGACATTATATTGTGTTGGTTTTAATTTTACTGCAAAAAATTGATTATCGTATGTAATATTTCCGGGAATTACTACAGATCCTTCTTTAAAAATATGACTACCGAAAGACTCAATTTGATCCTGTAAAATTGATTGTAAAGTGTTTATTTCCCTTGCTTGTATTGCAGTTCCGGGTTTAAATAACACTTTATAATAATTTTTATCATGGCCACCGCTATCCTCTTGTGAGAAATCATCAAAGTATGGACTTACATTAAGATTAGTTTTTTGTGCCATTTCTTAGAATTCCAGGATAATTTTAATGTCTTCTTTTTGTCTAGAATTTCTGGTTACAAGAGGTCTATTATCAATATAAACTATATCCCCAGACTTAGTATTTATCTCAGGAGTTGCAAGGCCATTATTAAAAGTTACTCCAAGACCTACAATCTTATTTGAAATTGTTGTGGTAATTCCAGAAAAAGATCCAATTGTTGCTGAAAATGTTGCATTTGCATTTGTAACTTGTTTTCCAGATTCAAAACTTAATACTCCACTTGTTGTCGAAAAGAATGAACTCATTCCAACAAAATCTGTATGGGATGAATATCCTCCGCCACCATAATAAAGAGACCTATCTTGAATATATTTTAAGACCTTTGTTTCGGAGTCATAAGATATAATATATCCATATGCAGTTCCATTAGTAACTGTTTGCTTAATTTTTTCTCCAATAGTTGGAGTTCCATTAACAGTTCCATCAAATCTCATTGCATAAACTGATGAAAACTCACTGCCGGTATAAATTGCTGTATTAATTCCAGTTGAATCATATACTGTTGGATTTTTTAAAATACCAACCTGCGCGAATTTAGTATCAATTGGGAAATCTTTTGTTGAATCATCGAAACGAGCATAAATTAAAACTTTATCTGCACCAAGTTCCTGATATATGTCAAATCCATGACCTTTTGATGGTGGAATAATCGGTATTAATTCTGCATAGGTTCCGGGATTAGAAGTAGTTTTTAGATCGACAAGGGCAAATGTGTAATTTTTTCCACCAGATGTTACTGTAACATCTGTAATTTTAGTTGAAGTATCTACGGTAACAGATACAGTACCTCCATATCCATCTCCGACTAAATTATATGAATTAGTTCCTGTTGAATATCCTAATCCCGGATTAGAAATATAAACTTTTTTAATTTGATTTTGATTTATAATTGAATTCCCGTTATCTCTAACCGCAGAAATTTGTGAATCTGATGTTGTATCCCAATCATTTGGTACTGTTATGTATTCTGTAGAATCAAATTTAATAATATCGCTTGGTAAAATTGTATAAAGATATTTCCACACATATCCATCAGAAAAACTGGATGGTTCTAAATCTGTGAATGTTGGTTCAAACTGAGATGCATTGCCCTTTGGATTTTGATTTGATGATCCATTATGAATGCAAATATAAACTTTATAATCTGAATTTACAACATAATAATTAGCATCATATAATCTAAGAGAACCAGTTACAGGAGATGGATTTATCACACTGTAATCCGGTCTATACATTTCATATTTTTGTCCAGAAACCCAATTAATTTTTCGTATTACTCTTTTTATATTTGCACTTGTAATACGCTTCCCAAACAACATAGTTGATTGATAATGATTTAAATAATCAAAGTTATCAGTTGGATTTGGTGTATTTGTATCCCATCCTGTAGTTCTTCCAAATCCAGTTACAGATGTTGGATTCGGTAATCCAACAAAAACATAATATGAATTTGATGTATTTTTGACCGAATCTACAAAATTAGTCGCATTTAATACTCTAAATTGGTCTGTTACAATTGCGGACATTGGAATATAGTTTTTTATATATTTAGCATATATTATGGGAGAGTCTTTTTAATTGGACCAATATCTCTTAATCCATAACCTCTTCTTTGAATAGTTGGGAATGTTGTTAATCCAGAATCTACATTATACCCAGAAACTGCGATAGAAACTGGAGATGATGATCTGGTAAATCCTGATAATTTACCCCATGAGAATTTACCGACAAAACCAGTTGTAGCAATTCCTACCAATATTGACTCAGAATGAACATTACATGTTATAATTCCAGCAGATGGATCTATTCCACTAATGTTGTAAATATTATCTAAAAATGTTGTCCCATATCCTATAATACTTGAATTATTATTATAGATTGAGGTGACTCCATTTCCAACACTAGTATCAAAAATATAGATTGGATTATTGACTGATAGATTAGATGTTGAAGAAAGAGTAAATTTAATAGCTAATGCAGTTCCTATACCAACAGTTGTTCCAATACCAACAATATTTCCAGAAGATCCGATTACATAATTTATATCTTTAATATTTTCATAAATTGGGTCTGGAGATGGAATAATTACTTGAGGAAGGACCGAAGTTGTATATCCAAATCCAGGATTTGTAATTGTGACTGGTGATGATAATGACCCATTTACTACAGAAATTGTTGCAGTTGCAGTAGTTCCGATTCCAACTCCAATTTTAATTGGTGAAGATATCTTAACGTCCACAAAAGACCCAGTATAACCACTACCAGGTGTTCCGATAATTAATGATTGGATCGTACCAGAAGATGATACAACAGCGGTCACTGCGGCAGAAACTGGGTCAGAAGAACCGGAAATAATAATTCCATCAAAATTAGGAGTTGCTTCACTCTCATAATTAAAAAATTGTGCATTATCGACAAAAATATCTACATCAGTAGATGTAATATTTTTAATAACTTTTGCAGTAGGATAGATTTGAGATTCAATAGAATCTCTAGATTTTGAAACAAAATCTCCATTAATAATTTTATCTGCCTTTTGTTTGGTCCAATTTATTGGTTTATAGTTTTCATCATCAATTCCTTGCAAATTATAAGTCTCTGTTTCAATAACATCCGATCTTGTAATACTTGATACAACTCTTGAATTCTGAGTTAATGTATTAAAAAGATTCAGATTAGAACTTATAGATTGTACGGAATCTCCTATTTTTAAAGACTCTTGATTATTAGTTAATTCACTGTCGGAAGAACTTCCTCTATAAAAGAAAATTGATATATCATCTTCTTCTTTAGGAGGTTCTGTAAAATTAAATGTTGTTCCACCATCAAATTGATATGCAGTTTTGGAATTTTGAAGAACACCGTTAATAAAAATAATTAATAAAGTATTGAAATCTATTAATTGGGAATCAGAATTAAAACTATTTCGTTCAAAACTTACCAATTGAGAATTATAATAAAGTGGGAATCTAGTTCTTAAACCGTCCTGATAAGGTTTAATTGTATCAATATAATCCATCTCACCAAATTGCCATGCTGAGAATGAATCTGTAAAAGTATCAAGCACAGTTAATTCAAATTGGGATACAGGACTAGACAATCCAGCAGCAGTAACTAATCCAACTGGAGTAATTACATCACCTTTTTTGAATCCATATCCACTACGGACAATCTTAAATCCACTTATTTCAAATAATGTTGATCCTATTCCGGTTGTTGAACTAGCACCTACCTCTACATTTAGTAAAAGACCAGTTCCTGTACTTGTTGTCGTTCCTATACCTAACCTAGAAACCCCAATAACTGGTAAATTATTATAGCTAGGTGATGAAATATTAATAGTTGGAGAAACGTAACCAGTTCCACCACCAACTATATTGAAGGCTAATGTTCCACCTAAACCAACAGTCGCAGTTATTGTTGCAGCAGATCCTGTATGTCCAGATTCAGTAACTGCTATCGATACCGTTCCTCTATATCCAGATCCAAAACTACCATTAAATCCTGTAGTTGTGCCTATACCAACAGAAACAATTGATCCACCTGCTCCCACAATTGCAGTAACAGATGCGCCAACAAGAGGTGCATATCCAAGACCTGGTGTAGATCCTAGAGAAACAATCATTCCACCTCTAGGTAATTGATTGATATTTACATCATCATTAGAAATAAAGACGG